ACTTCAAGAACACGGACGATTACTCTGGTGGGATTAGCCAGCTTTGCCTGTCGCCTCGACGTCTTCGCAAGTATGCAGATATCCGAATCGGTACGCCATCGTACTCCGACTTCGGTGGCCTGTACCGGTACATGAAGATCTGTGGTGTTGGCCCGTCGCTCAAGTATCCACTCCGCGATCTCCCGGGGATTCTCCACTACATGACATACAATGGATTTGCGACAACGCGGTTTGTTCGCGATCTGCGCAAGACACACAACAAGTTTCACCTGTATGATTTTGGTCAGATCGAGCAAACGTTAATCGATTTGATTGATCAAGAGAGCTAAATACCTAGCAACACGGCCCCCGTCAGCCCGCGTGGCTGCTCGGGGGTTCTTTTCCCTCTATACAATGGAGTATATTATGTCGACACCTGAAACGAAGATCATGCGCCTTACCACTGGTGAAGAACTCATTTGCACGGTAACGAGTGCCGAATCCACTTCATCGCGCGGTACCGTGTACACACTCAAAGACATCGCGATCCTTATCCCGACGGAATCAAACTCCCTTGGGCTCGCGCCGTTTGTCCCGTACTCCGAGGCATCGACCAAGGGTGTTGAAATCGGTGAGAAGGACGTAATGTTCGTGACCGAACCAATCGACCAGCTTAGTCAGCAGTACCAGAGCATGTTCTCCAAGGTCTTTGCCCCCGAGCAGAAGATCGTCACTTAATCCCCACTCTGTCATTTGAGTTTACACGTACCCCGCGAGTCTGATATACTTGCGGGGTATCTTTATATCAATGGTAGTGAGGATGACGAATGGAGTTTTACACGTGCGTTAACCGGTACGGGAAAAATATCCTGTACCGCGGATACGATCTCAATACAGGTAAGCGGGTGACCGGCAAGGTCCCGTACTCACCGACCCTGTATCTCCCGTCGCAAAAGGAATCTAAGTACAAGTCCCTTGATGGCGTGAATGTCGTTCCACGACGCTTTGATCATATCCGCGATGCCATGAAGTTTATCGATCAGCACAGTGAGATCGAGAATTTTAAGATCTATGGTAATCAGAACTTTGTCGCCCAGTTTATCTACGACAAGTTCCCCCAGAAGATCGAGTTTGACCAAAGGCTCGTTAACATCACGTCGATCGATATCGAGGTTGCGACCAACGACGACGGATTTCCACGCCCCGAAGAGGCCAAACAGCCCGTCACGGCTATCACCGTCAAGAATGCAAATGACTCGGTATACTATGTGTGGGGCCTCAAAGATTATGACCCGACAAAGAACACAGACCATACGATCGAGTACACGAAGTGTGATAGTGAGGCAGACCTCCTGATCAAGTTCCTTGACCATTGGGATTCTGATGCACATTCACCCGACATCATTACGGGGTGGAACACTCAACTGTTTGATATCCCGTATATGGTCAACCGTATCGGTCGGGTCCTTGGGACCGAGATGGTGAACAAGTTATCCCCATGGCGTGTCGTGAATCAGCGGACCGTCATGCTGATGAGAAAGCCGCGCGAGGCATACATCTTGACGGGTATCCAGCAGATGGATTACCTCGATTTGTTCAAGAAGTTTGCATACACGTACGGTGAGCAGGAGAACTACCGGCTCGACACGGTGGCCAACTCGGTGCTCGGTGAGCGGAAACTATCGTACGAAGAGTTCTCGGACCTCGATGATCTGTATGAGCGGGACTACCAACTGTTCATTGATTACAACATCCGCGACGTGGAACTGGTCGATCGGATGGAAGAAAAGCTCGGGCTCATTACCCTTGCAATGACGATGGCATACCGTGGTGGCGTGAATTATGGCGACACCTTTGGGACAACGGCGATCTGGGACACGATTATTTACCGGTATCTGATGAATCGGAATATCGTCGTTCCACCAAACGAAGATACCCACAAGAGCAATTACGAAGGGGCATATGTCAAGGACCCGCAGGTCGGTCTGCATAATTGGGTCACGTCCTTTGACCTTAACTCACTGTACCCATCGATCATCGTTCAGTATAATATGTCCCCCGAGACGATGATCGGGGACTCTAATGTCGATGGTGTAACGGTGGATCGGTGTCTTCAATCCGAAATATCAAACTCACCCGGAGAGTCACTTGCCGCAAATGGCGCACGATTCCGCACCGATGTTCGTGGCGTGATCCCCGAAATCATTTCGTCGTATTATGACGAACGCAAAGTCGTCAAGAAGGCCATGCTCGACAAGCAAAAGAATAACGTTGGTTCGACTGACCCCGATGCAGCAAGAGATATTGGGCAGTTGGAGAACGAGCAGATGAGTATCAAGATCCTGCTCAACTCCCTGTACGGTGCAATGGCAAACAAATACTTTCGGTACTTCTCGATGCGCATGGCCGATGGGATTACGGCGTCAGGGCGAATGGCGATCCAGTGGGCCGAGCGAGCAGTCAACCAGTATATGAACAAGATCAACGAGACCAGTGACGTCGACTATATCATTGCCATTGACACTGATTCGCTGTACGTAAACATGGGGAGTCTGGTCGATAAGTTCAATCCCTCAAACCCCGTCGACTTCATTGACTCGGTGTGCCGCGACAAGATCGAGGGGGTTATCAGTGAGTCGTACGATCAGATGTACCGCCAATTTGGTGGGTACGAGAACCGGATGGAGATGTCTCGCGAGGTCATTGCCGACCGTGGTATATGGACGGCCAAAAAACGGTATATCCTCAATGTCCATGACAACGAGGGTGTTCGGTACGCAGATCCCAAACTCAAGATTATGGGCATCGAGGCGATCAAGTCATCGACCCCATCGGTCTGCCGGACGGGGCTCAAGGAACTGTTCAAGGTCATCATCTCGGGGTCCGAGGAGAAGTCACAAGAAGCGGTCCAGACATTTAAGAGCCACTTCAAAACCCTGCCACCCGAGGATGTATCATTCCCCCGTAGTATTTCGGATATTGACAAGTGGGCAGATCCTGTTACCGTACACCAACTCGGTACACCAATCCATGTGCGAGGTGCACTTGTGTACAATAAGTGGGTCGATGGGTACGGTAATGGGCACAAGTATCAGAAGATAACGGGTGGCGACAAGGTCAAGTTCACGTACCTCAAGACGCCAAACCCTGTCCGATCAAATGTGATATCGTACCCCGCGTACCTGCCCCCCGAGATGGGTGTCCACAAGTACATCGACTATGACAAGCAGTTCGAGAAGTCGTTTGTCGGTCCAATTCGCCCGATCTTTGATGCCATTGGGTGGGATATCGAAAAACAGAACACACTAGAGGATTTGATGGGATGAGTGGTTTAATAATTGATAAGGTGCCTTCAAAGCAAGGCAAAGAATACATCAAGACGAACCACTATTCTGGAAGTTGTCATAATGGGCCGATGTGTTGGGGGTTGTTTGATAACGAGATTCTTGTGGGTGTCTGTGCTTTTGCGACGCCTTGTTCAGAGAACGTTAGAAGTTCTATTTTTGGGCCTGAAGAAAAGAGTAGGGTAACGGAATTGCATCGGCTTCACACCCAAGACTATTTACCTAAGAATACAACATCTTGGTTTGTTTCAAGATCAGTAAAGGGCTTGATGGATTATAGGCCAGATATACGAGCTATCATATCATTTGCCGATAGTACAGAAGGTCATATTGGAACAATATATAAAGCACTTAATTTCGAGTATAAAGGAACAAGTTCGCCCGCTTGGTTTTACAGAGATGAAAAGGGATCTCTCAGACATCCTAGGCAGAATGGTGTGAATATATCAAAAGAAGAGGCCGCTAAAAGAAGCTGGACAAGAGAAAAAAGAGATTCTAAATTTCGTTATTTGTTAATTATAGGTAATAACAAAACAGATAAAAAATATTGGAAACGTAAGGCACTGATATGAGTGAAATACAACTACTGCAAGGCGATTGCCTTGAGCGGATGAAAGACATGCGGGATGGTTCGGTCGATTTGACCGTCACCAGTCCGCCTTATGACAATCTCCGCAATTACAATCAGGATGATTGGCAATGGGGCGAAGCCCAATGGAAACCAATCATTGAAGAATTGTATCGTATTACCGCAAATGGCGGCGTGATTGTTTGGATTGTAGGCGACGCTACGGTGAAGGGAAGTGAGACGGGTACATCTTTTAAACAAGCATTGTGGGCGATTGAGTGCGGTTTTAATCTGCATGATACTATGATCTGGGATAAGGAAGCGTTTAGTGCTGTTGGAGCACTGACAACCAGATATGCCCCTGTTTTTGAATATATGTTTGTGTTTAGCAAAGGAAAGCCGAAGCACTTCTTGCCTATTAAAGACAGGCTCAACAAACATGCCGGGGAAATCATAACGGGCAATATCAGGCAAAACGATGGCAGCGTCAAAGCAATGACAGGCAGCGGTAAAAAAACAATCGCTGATTACGGCCAGCGGCATAACGTATGGAGACAGCCAGCACAAAAAAGCAGAAAAGATACTCGACATCCTGCTCAATTCCCGGGACGGCTGGTGAGAGATCACATTATTAGCTGGAGCAACGAGGGAGACACCGTACTTGACCCGTTCATGGGCAGCGGGACTACTGGCGTCGCTTGTGTTAATCTTGACCGCAATTTCATTGGCATTGAACTTGATCCTGAATATTTTAACATCGCCAAAGAACGAATCGAAGCAGCCGACTCCGGTAACACACTAGAGGATTTGATGGGATGAGTGTAAAGTTTATATCTACCCCCGATCGCGACAATTTTGATACGGGTCGTCCGGCCATCGAGATGACGATCGACGACACTGCATCGACAAACGAGATGCTCATGGCATTTGGTCAGTTCCTCAAGGCAAACGGGTACGTGCTCCCGCGGTTTACGTCGATCCGGTTGATCGAGGTCTCTGAGGACAACGAAGATGTGGATGTTGTTTAC